GGAAAACGAATAAAAGGAAACGGTCCATTCCCAAGGGTTCCTAACAATGGAGAATGAGTAGAACTTATCCCACCTGTTATGGCCGACAATTTCCCTGAATTCCCTTGCCGGAATGTGCATTCTTGGAAAATCAAAGTGATTGTCCCTGGAAATGCTTTTTAAACCCGCCCTTAGAGACATTCCCGCAGTTTTAGGTATGTGTAAAAACAGAAGCCCTAAATCGTGTGCGACAAACATACCGTCTCCATTTGATCCCCCACCACTCAAATAGAGTGAGATCTGGTATCCTTACCCAGTCTATCGTCCGTTCTCCACGGTCATTCACTGAATAAATCCGTCCTGTCTGGCAAGGTCAGGAGGAATTCCTGGATCGTTTTGCGTTCCCACAACCTGGCCACTTCCTCCATCGAGCGCTTGTCCCCCCAATCCCGCCATGGGAACTTCGTCTGTAAGACCTGGAGAACCCATTTGGTTTCCTCCTGGCGAAGCCAGTCCCTGATTATTCCCCGCTGCATTAAATCTCCTATGTGCTTCTATATGAGACTGCAAAAGCATTCGCCCCAAACCAGTCAATCGTCCTTCGTCCATTTGTTGAATGTGGACCTGTAAATGCAAATTGTGGTCTTGATCCTGATGCGCCATTGGAACCATAGGGGCGTCCTGAAGTGCCATCTGGTTTTCCACATTTGGATCGTCCACGCGCCCGATTTGAGAGGCAGGATTCGGCAGACGTGCATCTATATCATCAGCCTCTATCGCCTCTAGGTAGGTTCTGGTTGTGTTATAAATGTGCATGGGCGAGTTCATCACCAACGGGTTTTGCATCAAAAGCCCGTACTCCATTTGGGCTCTTTGAAGCTTTTGTTGCTGGGTCGCCTGCTTGGGGTCTGCAATGGGACGAACTTGAAAGTCGGGCGCGTAGTCCTCACGGGACGCCTGCATCCCCTGCTCGCCCTCTGGAACGTCAAGGGCCGTAAAATATTCCTGCGGGTCCATGTGCTTAAAGTTTAGGCGGTAGATAATTCCCAGTTCGTGAGACCAAGCCTCAAGCAGACCGTCGTAGATATCTGAAAAAACCTCCAACCCTTGTTCGATAAGCGCCATGACGGTAGTCGGCTGCATCACCTTTTCCGTTTGGCCCGTAATGGCTTCCGTGGAAGACCCCAACCTGTCTCCTCGCGCAAGGAGAAGCTGAAGCATCGAAATCAAGGCTTGGCCGGGGCCGGGGAACCTAAACTGAAAAATCCCCTTGGACATTTCGTCCGCCGTTGCCGATATCTTTTTAAATTTACCCAATACCATTTCGACAACGCCGCCTTCAGGGCCGCCGCCGACTTGTTCTGATATAAAGCCAGAATGGTTACCCGCATTAGCAAGCGTTCCCGCATCGGTAATTTGGCGCGTAAGCTTGTTAACGGAAGCATTGATCTGAGCCAATAGGTGGCCCTGCCCCAGACCGTAAAAGCCGTCTGGGTTCTCCATGAAGCAGTAATGAGTGAGGCAGTTCACGGGTGCCAGGTAATCTGGGTCTTCGTCAGTAACAACGTTGCCGAAATTATCGACAGGGTTACCCGCCTCATCCGTCGCCCACCCTATCTGCACTCTAAGGACGTTACCCGATCCTGCATCGACGGTAACCGTGTACGGTTCCGGGTAGCCATCGTCGTCAAGATCGAAATACATGAATTGCTCAAGAACCAAGCCCATGCCGGATTCGGTAACCGCCGGCTGAAACCCCGTAGATTCATCGTGGGCCTCATCTTGGGGCTTTCTGTCGTCGCCCTTTTCGTATGGCTCTATCTGGTCTACAAAATAACCCATGCGCTCAAGTAACTGGGAGCGCTCAATCGTCATGGGTATTCTATGGGTCCACCGGGAAAGCTCCTCGACTTCCCTTGGCCCACTTCCGTACGGAACCACGATATCAAGGGCACGCACGTTATCGACGCGGTTGTTTTTCCTAATCGGGTCGTAGTACGTTTTTGTAAAAAAAGACCCGTGCAATGCGAGCGACCGCAATAAACGCTTTTTGTTGCGCTTATAATTGGGCATCTTGTAGAGAATCTGCCAGCGCATATGCGTGGCTACCCTATTCCCGCGCTGCCTCGAATGGGGGTCAGGCGCACCAATCGGGACTGCGGACAGGAGCTTTCCAGTCGGAAAGATAGCCTTGTAGGAGCGTGCGGAAAATTGGGTGACGGCCTCAGCCAAAACAGGTATCGATTCATTCGATGAGCCGGTCCACGGTGGGTTGACGGGCTTGTCGGTCTGGAAATACATACGCAGCCACTCTGCGTGCATAATCTCCCATTGTTGCCGTGAATCTAAATCGGTTTTATAATTCTCAATAACAAGATCGCCGATTTTTGAGAGTTCATCCGCGCCGTCCTTTCTTTTAAGAAGGTCCGGTACGAGGTTACGAACTTCCGGGTGCTGGTATGTTTCCGGCACTTAACGCATCCTTGTAGCTTGGTAGAATTTCTCTAGTCGCGTTCCAATAGTGGGGTACGATCCCCGGCCCGTATGCCTCAATATGAACGTCCTCCATGTGGTTCATCAGATTTTTAAAATCCTGAACCTGGGCAACTTTTTCAGCATCAGTATGAAATTCGCGGCCCTCCACATTAACCGTCATTTATTGGGTGTTTTTGAATGCGTTTTCCGCGCCCTCTTCGACGGTGTCATAGCAAAGGTCATAGGCAAAAAGTTTGAAACGTCTAAATCCCAAGACCCTAAGAACTGAGATTCCCCGAAGTGCAGTCGAGCATCCCCCCGAAACCATGAATGTGCCCTGGTTGCCCCCGAAATGGTTTCTGAGGGTTTCGTCTTCTCCCGCCCCGACGTGCGCGTGGTAGATCCAGTAGTTGAGGCCATTATTTTTCAGCAACTCCATTGTAGAAGGGTGAGACATGGAAGATACGAAATAAAGAAGCTCCGTGTCTTCCGTATCTACAAAATCAGCGACATGACTTCTCGGGTCTAAAAGGATACAGGCCCAAGGCTTAATCCCGTAAGCCCTCAACGTCCCAACCGCGTGCTTCACCGCGACTACTTTATGATTGGGCTTTTCGGCTAATTCCGCAATTTGCGGAAGGTATTCATGTAGCGACGGGCCTGCCGACACCATGATTATAACCTCATCCATCGACGGGGCACATTTAAGCAAGTACCTGTCGGGATCGGCTAATTCTGCGGTGTATGCTACATGCGCCCGGATGCTATTGTCAGGGACGCAATTTTTTGTCTTAACAAGAAGCTGTTGTCCCTCCAACGTCGCTACCGACTTGTTCCCAGCAAGTTCCCTGTCGGACGCATACCCCGGAGGTAGGTTGTCCAGAGCCTTCCCCTGTTTTCTCAACTCCCCCTTGGCGTGTCTAAGCTTTGTGCCAAGATAGGAATCATCGAAAACGTGCATCCCGGCAATCCCAGAGGAAATATTAAACCACCACCCCCTCCTGAGAGTGTCGAACACAAATGAATCGTGCCACTCCTTTAACCTAAAAAGCTCTCCAGAACTATAGACTTCCCGCATTCCCTGTAGTAATCCGCTCGCTCCCTCGTCCATATTGAAGGACACAAAGCCGCATTCTGAGTGATGCCAGTCCGTTCGTCCAAGGTACGATCCGATAAAGCCTGCGGGGCAGACCTCGTCAAGCCATTCTTCGCTGACGGTAGAAAAGGTTTCAATATCGGCGTCGAGCCAGATCCATACATCTGACTGGTCAAGTCGTTTGGGGTCCGTGAGGGCGAAGACCTTGTGGCAAAATTTCGTGGCGTTGTATCGGTAATCCTTGTCAACCTTGTCTCCATATTCTTTGAGAAAAATAGCGCGGTCACGATCTTGATTTAAATCGTGCCAAACTATCAAGTCGCTATCCTTAGAGGGGAAATCCGTCCCCTCCCAGTAGACGTGGATGGGTATATCCCAGAACTCAATGTACGTGTCAAGGAACTTCTCTCCGTACTGCTCGTAATTGGCCTGGGACATTGTTGTTACAGCGGCGTAGCTCATACCTCAAACCCCACAGCGGGGATCTCGCCTATAATGTTTATATATCGTCTCAAATTCTTAGTCGGGGAACGCGGTGATACACCATGGACAGCGTTTAACCCGTTCCAAAAGAATATAGCTTCGCCGGCCTCATATGGAACTTCCCCCACTTTTTCCACAGCCGTAAGCGGGATTTCCAATTTCTTTTCCATGGAAGCGCGGCCACGAAATTTATGGTCGCCCTTCCACTTGAAGAGTTCCAAAGAACCGCCCGCATCATCCCCTTCGACCGGAAAGTAGACTAACCCCGCGTAGATCTCTCGCGGGTCATCGATATGAGGCCCCCGGACGCGGGATTTTTTGGTGACGGGCGTATTGATAGCGGCCTGAACGTCAAGTTGGAACGGGCCTCTAGAGTAGCCGCGTATCCCGGCTTCCGCATCAAAACGCTTGGCCGGGTGATCTTTTGGAATGTGCGGAGCAAACGCCTGAAGAATTCTTTGCAAAAACGTCGAAGACGTGAAGTAACCGGCAAAGTCTTCCCACACTTGGGACACTCTGCGTTCAGCGAGTAGCTGGCCTGCGGAGTACTGGTGCAACAGGTTTTGCCCTTTTTGCCCGGTATACTTGACATCTACAGGCCAATCCTTTTCAAGTGCCGTATATAATTCTGGCTGCATTTTCGTTCGGAAGTGAAGAAACGGCTCGGTCTGCACATCCGCGCCCTCAAACGCGGCATCCATTGGAAAATAAAAGTCATATTTGCTTTGAGTCGGGTACTTAAATGGCTCGTCTTCCGTTTTTTTGAGTACCGCAACAAAAAGTACGTTGAAATTGCATTCAGAGCCTTCAGGGAGAAACCCGTCTGGGCCACTCTTCGTTTCCTGGATACCAACCTTTGACCGCTCCGTGTCATTCCTATCGGTGGCGTAGGCAGCGACAATTTCATATCCGTTGGCTCTTGCGAGATCGTGAAACAGTACCGGGTGGAAATTGTATAACCCGTGGTTTCTCCAATTGATCCAAGGGACAAGATGGAGAATATGCCCACCCTTTTTTGTAGAATCATGTATGGTTTTAAATACCGCAGCGGGATTGAAAATATGTTCGAGTGTTCCATTATTAACAACAAGGTCGTATGGCCCCAAGGCCATTGCCGTATTAAGGTCCGCCCTAATCGTACTTTCATCGTTAAAATCCACGGCGTCGTATTTTGAGGCCCCCATGAACTTATACAATCCAGGAACGGTTGTAAAATTTTCCCGTTCCTCAGAGGCCTTGAGATTAGCCGTCAAGGTCTGAGATCCAATATCCAAGACCGTAAAATTATCAGGCATCAGCTTGCCTACAGTCAAGGCCGCTTTTACACATGCCGGATTATACGTCATTCGTTTCCCCCAAACATTAGTTTAATTTAATAAACAATCCCATTTTTTCTTTCTGCCCACCGTATTTCCTCTTGCGAGGCGTATGCCCACCACTCATCCCCAAACTCCGTCATGTTCACCATGTCTGGAGTCCCCAACGTGTAGTGAACCAATTTAGGCTCCACAGAATCAGGATCACTATACCCGACAAGATAATTCCACTCTGAGGGGAGAGGCCCAATATCCTCGTCGTCAAGCCACGCCAAAGAATGGAGATAAGAACCAGTTTGTGAATTAACCAAATACCTAGTAATCCCACCGCGCTTATCCTTTTCACTTACCCGACGTGGCATGGGCGTACACATTCTTGGGTCCATCAACATTACCGAAGACCAATTTTTTCGGCCGTGCGTGTTCGGGGTTTGAATCACCCCGTCCATTTTTGTAGTTTCTGAAACTGTTTGGTTGTGCTGCACACACATCAAATCGTATTTAGAATCCCATAATTTGAATAACTCTCCAACGTCCGCACGAAACATAACGTCAGGGTCGCAAAACAAGACCGTATCGTATATTCCCTCTAGGTCACAAACTAAAGGAACGCAGAAACGTGTAAAACTGAATTGGGTTGAAAATGGCTTACCGTCCCTGTCGTCAAACATCTGCCCCGTTTTATCCACTCGGTAAGAGCGGTAGTAATGGCCGCTCTGGCGCAGTTGGGTATCGATCAGAGGGTGTATCTCAACGTCTATTTCACAGTGCTTTAATAAGCTACGCTCTGCAATTTTATAGGCTAAGTCGTCTCTAGGGTCATACCCTATAAACACATGTTTCGTAGTCAATTTCCCCCCTTCGCAGTTCCTTCAACGTAAACTGCCTGTAGCAAAGTTCAAATAGCCACGGTTCGCGGTCAGGCCAGGACGGAGATTCAATATTCTCAAATGTCCATGAAACAGAATTTGCTACAGATTCCCCCAAGGTAATACACGGTACACCCATAAGAAGAGCGTCTACGGCGACATTAGAAGAATGCGTAACAATACAATGGGCGTTTTTTAGATCTTCCTGGATAGGTGTTTTGTTTTGCTTAGGGCGAACAAACACATTGCGGTCAGTGTGTTTTTGAAGACGAGATATAACGTTTTCCAGCCAAATATCGGCATCAAATCCATAAAAGTCAGCGGTCGCCCCCGTAAGTGGGATAACAAGTATATCTTTCCCAGTTCTTCGCCAAGGCCGGCATTCACGATGTAGGTTTTCCCATCGATCTGATGGATATTGCCTAGTTGTTCGAAAGGATGCTTGCCGCCCATTGCATGTCGCCCTGTAATACCCGTCGTAATGCGAGTGGTTTATATAACCGTGATCAAGAGCTATGTAAGGGTTCCCAATCTGCTCGCATTGTTTAATAATCTCCTTACATCCCCGGAGAACCCCGTATAAGGCAGCGGTGCCCTCGTAAAGCCTCAAAGGAGGTAAGACCTGGCCTTTACACCCCTCCGCAAATGCAGCCATTATGGTGCGAGATATAGGGTGTTCCGTCGCGTAACAAACTATATTCAATGTTTCCCCCACTTCTGGATTATTTCATCCAGTTCTTTATGTTCTTTATCTCGTCGCGTACGGGTCTTCGGTTGTTCCACGCGCTTGTTGGATTTCGGCGTAATTTTCTGTCCAATAACGGTCTTCCTCCGTCACTACATAGGGCCGAGAGGCGCAAGCATAAGCGACCTCATCGTAAACGTGGTCCTCAAGTCCCGAATCTGGCCCCTTTTCGGGGTCTAAGTGATCCAGAGTAAGTTGCGGAACCGTTCTCCAAAAGTGGGTGCAATCTTCTGTAAAAAAGAGCATTGGGTATTCGTACTCATCACCCTCATCTAAAAAATCAGGGTTTCCGGCCAGCCTTGATATGATCTCGTTGTAATTACCCTTACGGTTTTTACGGCTTTGCCGCATTATCATGCGAGGGTCTGTACGCCGCATATTCTCTTGAACTGAGACACCGTCCCTCTGAGCCCACATCTCCGTATCACCCACACGGTAATCCATCCGGTCGCCGGCCTTCTGTTCCTGGTCAATTATTCCACGGGCAACTTTTTGAGAGGGAAAACGGCAACCCTTGTTTGGTCTTCCTCGTCCAGTAGCATTAGGCGGGCCATCCCACCCGTACCATTCTCTGTAACGGATAACCGCACCTTTCGGTAACCAGGTACTTTTATATCCACGTCCTGGGGAGAGTTCCGCGCCTTCAGAAACACAGTACCATCCAACAGAAAAAGGGCTCGCGGTCCCCCAATCGATGACTTGGAATCTTGTCCAATGGGCTGGGGGCTTGAAGCTTCTAAGCTTGTGTCTAGCGGCGTCGAGATTGTGAATCGCTTTTCCGACAACGGCATCCCAGTCCCCCTTCATCAAGGCATCACGAAGCTCTGGCGCGAGGTGTGTAAATTGTCCCTCGTACTCTTCTTCTAAATATTTGTTATCAGCCATCCCCGCTGGAATATAGATTGTCGGGTGCCCAGCGTATCCCTTCCGCTCTATGGATGTCGTAGCGTCTGCAAAAATGGTTTCCGCCGGAGCCGGATCGATAAAGTTAAACCGAAGAAAATCATGCCCTGGACCGCCAGGGTTGGATGTAAATACAATGCGCGGGAAGGTTTTTTTATAATACTCTTCAGGGGTCCAGTCCCCCAAGCGACACCGGGTCCGCAAGTAAGCTAACTGGCTTTCAGTTAAGTGGGCGGCCTCGTCAACGCCTAGATAGTGTATTTCCGCCCCCTGATATCTAAGGACATCATCTTCTTTCTCGCAGTAACAACAGTTTATTGCAGATCCGTTAGGAAACTCAAACCGCTTTTGGTCTGCGTTGTATTTATAATC